CTTTGCCTAATATCATTATTTATTGGCATCAGGAGGACTCCTCAAGCGTTCAATTATGGGAATGGCAATTTCAGCGAGTCGGCTCTAGCAACTGGGAGTGGGTGCAACACTCAGAACCTGTAGATGGGTGCATTGAGTGCTGGCAATCCGTTATCTCTGTGCCGCGAACCGCAATTCTGGTCAGATCGCGAGCCATTAGTTTTGACGTTGAAAGCGATTGGTCAAACAGCATGTCAGCACTCCCTGAACCGAGTGTTGCTGTGGCACTAGCGGTTGGTGTAATTGCTCTTGCATGGAAATTTAGAAATGCGTAAAGCCCGCAACCGTCGCGAACGTTGCGCTCAGATATTGAGCTGGCTCCAAGAAGAGTTTGATTTGCCAACCTTCCGATTCCAGTGGATGGAATCAATCGACTGGTACGAGGGCAAAGGCGAAATGACCTTGGGCCAGACGCTGGAGGTTCGCGGGAAATTGACGATCCAGATCAGCGAGGCGGGTTGCCGTACGAAATCGCAGGCAATTGAGACGACCATCCACGAAGCGGCTCATGTCAAATTGTGGGCAGAGGGCACAGGGCTTCTACACGGCGACAAGTTCTGGCGATGCTACGGCAGAATGGCCGATGCCTACGAGCACCACGGGTTCATGGATTCGCAGGCTTTTCCCTTCGATTGATTGCCCAAACCCAGCTTTCTCGAGCCCGGTCAATTCCAAAGCGAGTTTCCTCTTCGCTTATCAAACCCTGCCGGTAGGCTTCCTCGAGATAGTTCGCAGTGTCTTCGTATTCCTGCAGCAGTTCGTTGATTGGATCACCCTCGAATGGGTCGTCCTTGTTCAGCCCGCGTTCCTGACGACCCGCTATCCATTTAGCAGCGCGGCTTTTGTCGAAGTTGGTCATCGTCTTACCTTTTTTTTAGGGGAACAAGGGGAACATTCCTAGCGATTCTCAAAAGCCCCACCCCCGTGGAAACCAGGGGGCAGGGGCGGGGCTGCGAATCAATTGTTCAGAAGTCGTCAGGTCCGTCGCCATCCAACCCAAACGCGGAGTCAACTGAGTCTGGTTCAACGGGTGAGTCGGGCGTGATGTCACGCGCTTGCTCGAGTGCCTCCTGTGCGCTGATCGCCGAGGGTCGGCTGGTGGCCTGCGCGTTTGCTCTCATGTCGCTGACTTCTTCAGGCGTGTGCATTCCCATCGCGACTTCAGGTGCGACCGTTCGCGCAAAGAACGCGGCACTGCGGTAGCGAAGCATCAGGTCCGGCATGGTTTTCCACTTGCTGCCAGACTTCGTCGACCAGCCTTCGTCTTGCGCCATCTGCATCGAGACAGGTGGGCCTTCGACTACTTCGCCTGTCGACTTCTCGACCGCGTGTGCGGTGCATGTTTTTTTCATGCCTTCGCCCTCGACCCTGAATTGCAGAGATTCAAAGCGTCCACAGGCATTAATGCAGGCAATCAGGAATGTCGCTGACCAGCTCGGCTTGCCGTGGATAACGGCCATGTTCTGCATGACCATGAGCGGGTCAAATTGGGTGCGCTGTGCGAGGTTAACTGCGATCAGGCAGTTAGCGACTGACCCGGCAAATGCCTTGGGAGCTAGATCCGAGTTTGCCAGCGCAGTCGCCTGGCGTTGGTTGAGCGCAAAATTGCGCTCTTGGGTGGTAAGTGACATTTCTTCGGTGATAGGTGTCGGGAGCGATTCCGTCGTCACGCTGCGATCTCCTCATTCATGTGATAGTTAATGGCGTATTCGGGAAGGCGAACCTCCTCGATGCCGGTGTCGGGAAGCGGCCAATTGCCGCTCTCCATGCACGCTGAATACTGAGCGAGCAAGTTGGTGTATTCGTATCGGCCTTGTTCAATCGTGTCTTCGTCTAGGGTGTACGCAGAAACCTCGTATGGCGCGTCGGTCGCGACGACGAGGAACAGGTAGTGCTCGTAACTGTCGAGCAGGTTGATCGTGTCTAGGTAATAGGCGGCTGATCTGTGGTAGCCGAACTTGTTTACCGTTCGGGCGAACGCACTGGGATCGTTCGTTGTCTTCAGGTCGACGATCATGGACGCTCCCGAGAGCAGCATGTCTGGCCGGATCTTTCGCCTGCGCCCCTCCTGGTCTTCGGCAAAGACGCTCACCTCCACATCGTCCTGCACGTCGGCGATCAGCTTGCCAGTCGAGTGCAGCAAGACGTTCTTGCGGATCTGCTCACAAGCGTGCATTTGAGTTGCTGACAGCGGGGTCTTGCCGGCGTCATGCAGCGAAGCAACCGCTTCCTTGTAAGCTTTTGAATTGCGCCACCCACGCGGATACCCACCATGCTCAGGGTGTTGCGGGTCTTCGTCGTAAATCCTGCTGAACGAATTAGGCTCGAGAACCGCAGTGTGTACGGCAGTACCAAACTGCATTGCAGGTGTAGGTTGATTGATGGTTGTGCGACGTAGTTGGGCAAAAGCCGCAGAGCGTTTGAGCGCAGACAAGTCGCTCGCAGCGATCCCTGGGTCAGCTCGATAGGCGTCCATTTCGACGCCGTGATGGATTCCAGTTTTGAACATTTGATCCCTTTCGCACCGCCCGGCCTGACGTCCCGACAGACCGAGCGGCGCTAGGCGTTGAACATCAACGCACAAATTGAATGAGTTTCTGGCATTGTGGACATCGAAGTTTGCGTCCCTGCCAGCGATAGAATCGATGCAGGCGGAGCAGTTTGCAGAGCATCAGATCCACTCCAAACCAAGACCTTGGCAGTCTTCGCAGCCACCTGGCTCTCGAATCTCTGGCGGCGTCTCGTCATTAGGTCCACCAGCTCCGAAGCGAATGCCGTCGCCAGTGCCGTCGCACTCTTTGCAGGCGGGAGCGTTGGCTTCTGCAAGTGCGTACCCCAGCGCCTCTCGGCATTCACGGTGCGCCGAGCGGGATGACTCGAGTTCCTGCTCCAAGCGATCCAGCCGGTTAATCACTTTGTACTGCTTGTTACCGACTGAGCCAAGCAGTTCTTCTGTTTTTGCCAGCGCTTCCCTGAACAACGCGATGGTTTCGCATGTCCTGAAGTAGATCGTGACCTCGCAATGCGTACTGTCAGTGATTGCAATGTACGCGCCTAATTTATTAGACAGAACAGATGATCTGAATCTGAACGGCGGAATGTCTTCGGGAAAGTCGAGACGTCGTCTTTCGTGAATATCTACATTAATCATGATTTGTCCTTTCAAGGGTCGCTTTATTGCGACGAGAAGGTTGTTGGTTGATCTATTCGGAATCCCCGCCGTAGCGGGGTGACCGAATGGGTCAGCTAGTTGCAGATTTCTCGTTCGAGGCGTTCGGCGACTACATACGCGGCGCGGGCTCGCTCGGCGGCGGCGACGAGGGCGGGCGATGCGACTCCGCTCTCGGCGCAGTCTCGCGCGTGTCTAACGCGAATTTCGTCTAGTTGGTCGGCGACTCGGCGAGCGTCTTCGGCTCGCTGCGGAAGGGTCGCGGCGGCGGGCGTGTGAGTTCGGTTCGGCATTTTTCAGGCTCCTCTGGTGGGTCAGATCATTCCGACCACACACACTTTATGACAGATGGCATAATCATTGGCAACAGGTGTCATGAAAAAAGTTTGTTCAAACGCGTTTTTGAATAGAACCGGGTTGCCGAAAGATGCCGATCGGCATAGATTGATCTGATGACATTAGACAAATTACTCCGCAGCACTGAGTGGACAGAGACTACTCTCGCCGAGGCGGTCGGCGTCGGCCAGCCTACGATCAATCGGCTACGCAAGAAGAGACGCACGGCGAGTCCGCAGCTCGCGCTTGAAATCGAGAAGGCGACAGGTGGCTTGGTGAAACGAAGCGATCTTCCAATTACCTCTGCGACTCGCAAGCTCTTGGCGCAGGTGTCCTAGTGCCTCGCAGAAAAGACTCCGGCGGTTGGTTCAAGGTCTACTCCTCAATCCTAGATGACCCGGCTATTGCCGAGATCGGGAACGAGGGGCTGGGCGTGTATATCCGAATCCTCGCAATGCTGAACCGGGCTCGATCAGCAGACGGGAAGTTGACTGTTTCGGACTCCGGCTTGTGCGCGTTATCTGGCAGAAGACGGATAGATGTCTCGGAGAAGACTGTGAGACTTCTCGAAGAAGTCGGCTTGTCTTCTCTCGATAGACGGGGGAAAGTCTGGGAGATAACGGTTCGTAAGTGGCCGGTTTATAACGGTATGGGGTCCAATAACCATACCCCTAAAGGTACACACCAAGACCAAGACCAAGACCAAGACCAAAACCAACACTTAATCTCTCCTGCCAAATCACCCCTTGGAACGCCTGACGGCGCACCACTTGAGGGGGAAAAACTTGAGTTGGTTTCGTTGTCAGATGACCCGCCGGGTGGGTTCGACATGCTGCACGCAGAACCCACAGAACCCACAGAACCCGACATAGTTGGCCCCCGTTGGCCCCTCGTTGGCCCCCATGAAAGGCCAACTAGATCCAACAGTACCGACATTGAAGCCGAGGTCTTTGCCGAGGTGCGCCGACTGGCCGGCACATTCTACCACGACCGAAAACCTCGAGCGTGGAGGCTCACGAAGCAGCGGCGGGCCAGGATGCGCGCCATCGCTAAAGAGTTCGGACCCACGGCACCCGTCGATTCGTTTCAGGGATTTGTCTCGTATCACTTGCTCGGCAATCGGTGGCCTGAGCAACGAGCCAATCTGAACCCGGAGACAGTCTGGCGTCCGTCGAATGTCGCCAAGTATCTCGAGCAGTTTTCAGACGGTGAAGCGCCGGGTGATGTCCAAGCACCACAGCGGGCACAGAACCACGGCGAGCGCATCTCTGAGTTCAATCGAGAATCGGCTCGCGAGGCATTTCGCCAGATGACCGGCGGCGCTATGACTGATTTGGATTCGTTGATTGCGATACCAGGGGGGAAACATGACCGAAGGTGAACTTGCTACCAGACTCGCCGCTTGGACGTGGGCAGCGGAAACACTCGGACAACCTGCGCCACCTGAGAGAATGCGGGGATTGGTGGAGGTGACTATGCTGGTCAGGGCGGACAAGCTCAAGGATGCTCTGCAAATGGCCCTAGAATCGGATGTAACGGGCTTTCTCCCGTCGCCGGGGGCAGTAATAGTGCAGGCGAAGAAAATCTCTCAGCGCGAATACACGGAGCGGAATCAAAAGATGATTGCTGGACGAATGGATCAAGCGAAATTGGAGGCGAACGCCTCGCCTGCAAGCTCGGATCACATCCAAGCATTGCGAGACAAGATCAAAGGACTCGCCAAATCGCGGGGGCTTCGAGGCGAAGTCGTCGAGACAGTCTACGGCTGGAGGCCCAGCAACGTCTTGAGCGACGAGAGCAGCGCCGCAGCGGCGGCAGGCATTGCGGCGGTCAAGGCTGACCGGGCTGCACGGGGGGACGCTTCGTGAGAACTTTCCAACTGGTGAACGCGATCACGAAGTCACTTGCCGGCGACGACATGGAATCCGAAGTCGATCGGGTAGCATTTTTGAAGAAGTGCTCGACGATCATCGAAGAAATCGAGATTGACATGCAAGCAGCAAAGGAGCTGACTTTTGAGTAACAAAGCACCCGTGGGTGGTGGTTGGTATACGGAAGCAGACGGCCCGAAAAAATGGGTGCTTGAGTGGGCGCAGGAAATGAAGCGGGAGCGTCTCAGCCAAGGGCTCACGCAGGAGGACATTGCTGAGATGTCTGGCGTTTCAAAAGACACCGTGTCTCGTTACGAGTCTTTGGATAGAATGCCCAGTTTGGGTAAGGCAATGGCGATCAGCGATGTGCTGGGGATGGCTATCGAATGGTGATAAAGCAAAGGCGGATCGACGGTCAACAAGGACTATTTGATGGCGAAGAGTCGAAGAGTCGAAAGACTGCGGGCATGAAGTTGGCCGCGGAGAACTGTCCGACCAATTTAGAGAAGGCACGGACAATTGCCATTAGGATCGCTTTACGAAAGGGGACCGTGACGGCTGACGACGTGGGCCAAGCCATGTTTGATAAGTACGGCATTCGCAGTCTGGGACCGTCTGCTGGTGCAATATTTAAAGGTGGCGCGTTTGAGTTTACTGGGGTTCGCGTTCTCAGCACTAGAAAGAAGAACAACGCAAGGGAGCTAAAGGTGTGGAGACTGACGAACGCCAGCCTGTATCAGTCTAAACCTTTCCTGCCGCTTTGAGCCTTAACCGATACGCGAAGAATCGCGACACAAACGAGCGCGAGATCGTCGACGGTCTGCGAGCCATTGGTGCTCGAGTCGTTCAGATAGATCGACCCGTCGACCTCCTGGTCGGGTATCGCAGAAAAACGTTTTTGCTTGAGGTAAAGAGCGGTCGGGGACGTCTAACCGCATTGCAGGCGGAGTTTTTTGACGCATGGGCGGGCGGCACTGCCGTCATTGTGCGTTCACTTGAGGAGGCGATTGATGTCGTCACAAAATAATTCAGGCGCAGTGGTTAAAAATAGCGAGTGTGTCGATTGCTTGAAAAAGTGGAGTTACAGCGTTCCAGTCAACAGCGCTGCGGCAAGTCGTCATTACGGACGCTGCTGGAATTGCGCAGCCCAGGTGTATAACGCCTACCAAGAGTTTACTTGGAAGCATAAAGGGTTTTCGCATTAATGAGACTCAAAACGGAAACAGCTAGTCAATTCGACAAGCGATCTTTTCGAGCTGGTTTTCGAGCAGGGTGCGAACTTGTTATGGATTTGCACGCTCAGGGCGAGGGCGAACTCGAGGTCATCAAAGTGGTTGAGTTTATTCGCGACTACCAATTTCAATCAAACGGAGAAAAACCAAGTCTTTTGCGCCGCGGACCTTTAGGGAATGAGCAGGTCAGAGAAATAAGACGTCAGGAAAAGGCCGGCGTAGGACTAGTCATCATTGCTGAAAACGTCGGGTGCGCGATTAGTCAGGTCAGGGATTTAATTCGAGGCCGCAGCTACAAAAACGTTAGATAATCGTAAAGGTGCAAATGAAACGTGTACACGTAGCGGAGCTTGCGGACATTGCGACTAGGACGATGGATGACGACCGAGTCACGATCGACGTCGAGCTAGTTGACGGTGGCTGGATACAACGAAAACGGCGAGATGAAGCGGCGCAAACAATGCCGCGTTGGGTGATGAAGTGGATGGAGCAGAACGCAGAGGATTGATTGAAGACGTAAGACGAGCGCTTGGCAAATTTCGTTTGTGTGCTTGCCATGAGCCGACTTTGGGGCATGTTTTTGGAGAAATGTTGCGGTGCAAATGCGGAGTCAGTTACTCAGCGCATCAAGAGTCGCCGGCATTTTGTGAGTTTGCGCTGCACTCTGTTGCGTTGATAGAACTACGCAACGGAATCCGAGAAGTAGAGGCAGATAGAAGGACAAAGAGCAAAGCGAAGGGGGAAAGACACGGTGTTTGAGAAAGGGCGCGAAAAAACCGGCGGGCGAGCCAAGGGCACACCGAACGTCATTACTAGGGAAATCAAAGATGCGCTTATGACTGCAGTAGAACGTGTCGGACCCGAGGATTATTTTGAGGGTCTAGCGGATTCTCACCCTGAACTGTTTGTGCGCCTGGTCAGCAAGCTGATTCCGCAGGAGCAGATCGTTGAGGTACGCAGCGAGAACGTCGTCAGGTACATGGACTACACCGGAGGTTCGGTTGGAAGCGAAGAAGAAGAAGAAAACGAATAGACTGGCCCATGTGACCGAGCAGGTTCTTGACGCGGAAGATGAATACATCGTCAAGATTCTGGGACACTTGATTAGAGGCGAGGTGCTGCCCCGCGATTTGCGACCGTACTTTCGTCAGCCATTTATGCTCTTCGCGTTAAAGCTCAAGGCAGAGATGAGGGCGAGCGCGCAAGGGCTTGAGCACGCAGAGTCCGTTGCGCGGCAATGGGTAGCAGCGGAGCGCACAGAAAAAGCGTGAGCATTCGCGAGCTTATCGTCTCCGTTGGCGACCCCAGAAACCCTGTGCTCAATCGGTACATGGCGTCGAACGCGCGGGTGTCGATTATTCGAGGGCCGCTTGGATCTGGCAAAACGGTAGGCACGATTACCGGGCCTTTGCTGCGACACATGATTGAGCAGGAACCAAACTCGGACGGGGTCAGGCCCACCAAGGGTCTGGCGATTCGTAACACCTACGCCGATCTGATGCAGACGACGCTTGCAGACTTTCAGCATGTGTTTGGCGACATCGCAAAGGTTAAGCGCGGCGGGCTCGAGCCTCCGACTGCGCACGTCGCATTTGGGTTGCCCGATGGCACTCGAGTCGAGAGCGAGGTTGTTTTTTTAGCGTTGGATCGCGAGGACAGCGTGCGGAAGCTGCGCGGGTACAACATCTCGTTTGTGTGGATGAACGAAACGAAGGAACTGCAGAAAGCGGTTTTCGACATGGCTGACCTTCGGCATGGTCGGTATCCATCCATAGCCAGCCAGGGCGTGAACTGTACGTGGCACGGCATTATGGGAGACTCGAACTCTTGGGACGAAGACCATTGGTTGTGGCCGCTCGCCACAAACCCACCAGAGGATTGGAAATTCTTTCATCAGCCTGGGGGCCTTGAACGCGACGGACTGCAGAACGATGGCACCGTCAAATGGAAAGCGAACCCCAACGCTGAGAACTTTGCGAACCTGCCGGAGCGGTATTACGAGCGAGGCATGGCGGGCAAAGACGAGAGCTGGATTGCCGTTAACCTTGGCAACGAATACGGGTTCACAATTGATGGCGAGCCTGTCTGGCGTGAGTTTATTGACAGTAAGCACGTGCCGGAGGAGCCCATTGCGTACGACCGTGAGCTGCCGTTGCTACTAGGTGTCGACTTTGGCAGGACGCCGGCGTGCGCCATTCTGCAATACCAGCCTGCTGTGGGTAGGTATTCAGTCATCGATGAGTTTGTATCGGAGGGCATGAGCGCATCGGTCTTCGCGCCAGAGCTGAGATTGTATCTGGGGCGAGAGTATCCGCAGGCTACGTTTCGAGGCTGGGGTGACCCGGCAGGCGACCGAGCAGGGCAGACCGTCGAGACGACACCGATACAAGTGATGAATGCAGCCGGCATTCCGATCCAGCCTGCGCCAACCAACGAGATGCTGCTGCGTCGTTCTGCGGTGATTGCTCCGCTAAAGCGATTAGCGATGGACGGTCGACCGGCGCTGATGATATCGAGCAAGGCGAAAATGCTTCGCAAAGGTGCTGCTGGTGGGTTTTGTTATCGGAAGCTGAACGTCAGCGGTGACGCGAGGTACGGCGAAACGCCAGACAAGAATTTTTATAGCCATGTGTGTGAGAGTTTGGAGTACGCCCTCCTGGGTGAAGGCGAAGGCGTAGCGACGTTGCACTACGCGAATCCTGGCGGCGGCTCTCGGCAATTTGAGGCGGATATGTGATGCAAAAGTTAAGGGAATGGGAGATTGAAACCGACAAGGCGATGCTCCGAGAAACAGTGCTGAGTTGTGGCTATCCGCGTCAAATTTCCGATGAGGAAATGGTGGTGTCGTCTTGGTTCACGTACGGGCCTGGCGTTTTCTGGATGCACGTCGAGGACGGATACGAGGATGAGCTTGCAGTGCATTGCTGCCTCACCGAAAGCGAGCGCTCAAAGCCTTATGCGAGAGACTGGCTAATCGCTCTTAAATTGCTGGGTCAGTTAATGGGCTACGACTGGCTGCGCGTGTGGTTTGATGTTCAAGACGTACAAGAAAACATTATTGCCAACTACCTTATTCGGCTTGGGTTTACGCCTGACCATCGCGGGCTACGCTGCCGCACTTGGGGGTCGTCTAATGGCAAAAGCACCGAAGGTTCCAAAAGCAGCGTACCGTCCAGCGGATGACCGCGAAGCCGACGAGGCCCGCGAGCGCGAGCGTCAGCGATTGAAGCGTCGACAAGGCGCAGCCGCGACTTTGCTTTCAGAGCAACCGCAAGCCACGGTAACGGACGGCGCACCGAGCGGAGCAAAGATGCTCGGCGGTGGCATGGGCGGTGGCATGAGCGGCGGTGGCTACTAGTGACCTCCGGTGAGGACTGCATTCGCCGCTGGGAGCGAATCAAAGGCGAGCGCGTTAACCACGATAGGACGTGGCAACGCTTGCAGGAGATTGTCTGGCCGTTTGCTGGCGACTTCAATACGTCGACTACGCCCGGCGAGCGGCGCACAGATCGCGTTTACGAGTCAAGCGCTACGCTGGCTCTCGAGCGTTTTGCTGCGTTTATGGAGTCGCTGCTCACGCCCCGAAATCAGACGTGGCACAGGCTTCGCTCGTCGATTCCTGAGTTGAACGAAAGCCAAGCGGTCAAAGAATGGTTTGACCTTGCGAATCACCGCCTCTTCCAAGTTCGGAACGATCCAGCCGCGAGGTACTACTCGCAGAAGCACGAAGGCTACAAGGCGCTTGGTGCATTCGGCAACGACACTCTGTTCGTCGATGAGCGACCAGGCGGTGGCATTCGATACAAGCACTGCCATCTAGGTCACACTTGGGTAGAGCAGAATCACGAAGGCGTCGTCGACACGGTCTACTACGCATACGATTTAACTGCACACCAAGCGGTGCAGAAATGGGGTCCAGCCGCGCCAGCAGCAGCGCAGCGCGCGATTGAGTCCGATCCACTGCGCAAGAGTCAGTACGTTCACGTCGTCAAGCCTCGCAAGAATTACGACCCGCAGCGAGTGGACGCCGATGGCATGGCATTTGAGTCGCTGGTTATCGCGGTCGAAGAGTCGCAGGTTGTGGAGCGGGGTGGGTATCACGAGCAACCGTACCTGTTCTCGCGGTACACGGTAAACCCGGCAGAGACGTACGGTCGAGGCCCGGCTGAACTTATACTCCCAGACATCGAGATGCTGCAGGAGCAGGAGAAAACACTACAACGAAGCGGTCACAAAGCCGCAGATCCTCCGTTGCTTCTGCAGTCTGATGGGCCGCTTGGTCGAGGCCAAAAGCGCGTAAGCCTGAAGCCAGGCGGATTGACCTACGGCGGGCTAGACATGAATGGCCGACCTGCTGTGGTTCCTTTGCAGTCCGGCGCAAACCTACCAATCACGATCGAGATGATGGAACAAAAGCGTGAGGCCGTATCGGCATCGTTTCTGAACTCGCTGTTTCTGCAGATGACTGAGAATCGTCAGATGACGGCAACCGAGGTAATGGAGCGCGCCAAAGAAAAGGGACAATTGCTGGCTCCGACCACCGGGCGTCAGGAAGCTGAGATGCTCGGCCCGCAGATCTCACGCGAGCAAGGAATCGGCCAACGGCAAGGCTGGATTCCGCCGCTGCCGCAGGAACTTCTTGAGGCCCCTGACTTCGAGATCATTTACGACAACGAAGCCGCTCGTCTGCAGCGCAGCGAGGATGCGCTCGCAATTGAGAGAACAGCGGGCTGGGCGCTTCAAGCTGCCCAAGCCGGCGCAGATCCGACGCTACTTGAAGTGCCGAACTGGCACGAGATGCTCAGAGAGATTGCCGAAATCAACGGAGTGAGTGCGCGACTTTTGAAGGATCAGTCGGAAGTGAGTGCTGCGATTGCCGCCCAGGCGGAACGTTCTCAACAGCAAGAAGCGCTGGCGATGGCGTCCCAAGGCGCAAGCGCAATGAAGGATTTGAAAGCTGCGGGTGTAACACCTGACCAGCTCAATGATGCAGCAGGATCAATCCCACCTAGCTGAGCGTTTACTCGAGAGAGTTCGCGCGGCCAGACGTTTATTCCTGGCCCAAGACGGCACCCGCACGTCCGATGGCGCAGCAATCCTTGATGACCTTGAGATGTTTTGCCACGCCAACGCGACCACCCACGTATTCGACGAGCAAGGTCGTTCTGACCCGCTTGCCGCTGCACAGCTCGAGGGACGCCGCCAAGTTTGGATGCGTCTCATCAGCTACGTCGAGATCGGCGACGACGAACTCGCTTCTATTGCTGATCTTTGGAGAGACGAATGAGCGAAGAGATTGCCACGCCTGTGACTGGAGTAGAGTCTACCCCAGTCGAGTCTATTCCTGAGCCTGCCGGTGCTGCGTCGATGCTCAGTACGCCAACGGAAGCGCAACCGCCGCCGCTGGATTTGGCGACTGTGCCCGAATGGGCGGCAGAGTTTTCTCCTGAGCTGCGCGAGATGGTTGCCAGCAAGAAGTACGGCGATCCTGAAAGTCTTGCCCAGGCTTACATGCACGCCAGTAAAAAGCTCGGCAAAAACCCGGAGAGCCTGCTTGAGCTACCAGCCGACTGGTCGGATGCCGAAGCAGCAGGAAAAGTTTGGAATCAGCTTGGTCGCCCCGCGAGCGCAGCAGAATACGCGATTGAGTTTGGTGATAGTGAGCAGGCGCAAAGCGTAGGCACCCGTCTTTCAGCCAAAGCGTGGGAGCTAGGGCTTACGCAAGACCAATGGCAAGGCGTAGTGAATGAGTTTACGTCGACCGGCGTCGAGCTTAACGACACGATGGGTGAGCAAGCGCAGCAAGAAGCAGCCCAGAAAAGCGCAGCGGAGATGGCTGAAGTCAAGCAACTCTGGGGCGAGAACTTCGACGCAAATTTGCAGCGCGGACGTTCTGCCATACGCGCGTTGGGATTGGACGATTCAGACATCCAAGCTATCGAGGCGCAGCGAGGGACTAAAGGCGTTCTCGAGTGGGCGTTCAATCTGTCACGCATGGTTGGCGAGCACGCCGTAGACACTGGCGACGGTCAGCAGGCGGTTTTCCATGACGGAGAGAGCGCACTCGCAGAGTACAAGCGGATGGTGTCTGACCCGAAGGTAGTGCAGGCCCGGAACAGCGGCGACGTTGCTGTGACGAGAAAGATCGACCAACTCATTGAGGTCATTAGCGGCGCAGGTTTGCGGATCAGTTGACGCATTTGCGCGTTGAGCCACATTGACGCAGTGAACAGGTGACACCCCACATCGGCAGGGGGACGCGCTGATACCTCGACTTGTTCGAGCCAGCGCACTCGACGCCGTGGGCCACTGAATCGCAATCCGATTCGGCCCCGCTCCAGAGCGGACACGCCAAACAACTTGGCTTTCCACTTTGGAGGTGACCCACGTGTCCACCGAAATTACGACCACATTTCAGAACAAGTACAACGCCAATCTGCAGTTTCTTTCGCAGCAGATGGAATCGCGCTTTCGCGCGTCAGTCGAGGTTGAAGACTGTCGGGGATCTGAAGGTTCCCGCGTAGTCAACCAGCTCGGCACCGTCAACCCAGTCAAGCGAACGACTCGCCACGCGGATACGCCGCTGGTCGAGACGCCGCACGATGCTCGATGGGTGTATCCCGAAGATTACGAGATCGCGGACCTCATCGACAAGCAGGACGTGCTGCGAACAATCATCGAGCCCAGCTCGAAGTACGCGCGCAACCAGGCGATGGCAATGAACCGGGCAATCGATGACGAGATCATCGCGGCCTTTTTCTCTGATACGACCAAGACCGGAAAGACCGGCGCGACAGTTAAAGACTGGACGACCTACGGGTCGACGGTCGACGCAACGTCAGGCTTGACGGTCGATGCGCTTCGACAGGCTCGCGAAAAGCTGCGTGCTGCCGAAGTGGACAGCGAGAACGATCCAATGTTCATCGCAATGTCCGCGAAGCAAGAGACGGATCTGCTGACTGAAACGCAGATCGTTTCATTGGACTACAACGAGAAGCCCGTCCTGGTCGACGGGAAGATCACGTCGTTCATGGGCTTCAACTTCATTCACAGCGAGCGCTTGGCGACGAACGCGGCAAGCAAGCGACGGTGCCCGGCCTGGGTGAAGTCGGGGCTCTGCCTCGGCATCTGGGCCGACATCGCCGGCCAGATCAGCCAGCGCGACGACAAGTCGTACGCCACGCAGGTCTACGCCTCGACCACGATCGGCGCAACGCGTGTCGAAGAGGCCAAGGTCGTCGAGATCATGGTCACTGAGTAGTTCAAAGACAAGCGCCGCGGCGGTGTCGTCGCGGCGCTCCTTTGGCACCCAATAGGGTTGCGGAGTCGTAACCCAGGAGAACAAGAAAATGGCACTTCTTTATGGAAGCAATCTCGACCCGGCAGCACGTCCAATGGGCAACGTCGGTTTCAATCACTCGCGCGTTCGTGTTACGTCGTTTGTGTACACGGGTACACCGACAGACGCGGACGATTTGGTGTTTGGCATTTTTAAGACCAACGACCGAATCAAGGACATTCGTTTGTCGGTGATTGATGGCTCGGCGTCGGCTGGCGCTGTCAACATCGGTGTATGGACGGCAGACACCAGCAACAACGGGTTGTCAATTACGGTTGTCGATGCAGATCGCTTTGCATCAGCGCAGTCGATCAACGCCGACATTGCGTACCCAGGTTCGTCGGTGTTTGAGGAAGCTGGCACGCTAACGATTGCTGATCGCGGCAAGAAGCTTCACGAGCAGGCGGGTGTCACCACCGATCCGGGTGGTAACTACGCAATCGTGGGCGAAGTGTCGACGACTGCAGACGCTGCGGTAACGCTGCTTGTTGAGATTGAGTACGTCGCAGGCGACTGATCCTCAAACTTGAGGCCCCGGCTCGTTTGGGTCGGGGCCTTCGGAGGCCCACTATGGCTGTACGTACAATCGAAACAACGGGGCATGAGTCGGTCGATGCAATTTCCAATGCTGTGTCTGGCTCTTTGACTTCGGGGCACATCGTCGCTGTTGTGTATGACGACACCCAAGGCACAGCGGAGTTGTCTGCTGCGCTGGAAGCCTGTCACGCGCAACTGCTGCAGCAGGAAGGCTAATTGGCCTCAACCGTCGACATAGTCAACGGTGGGCTGATGATGCTCGGCGAAACGCTCATCACATCCCTGGACGACGCGACTCAGGAGGCGAGGCTTGCTTCGTCTGCCTGGGCTCGCGTTCGACCAGCAGTGATACGTTCGCACCCGTGGAACTCAACAACGACTCGATCAACGCTTGCGGCGCTGGCAACGACTCCTGCATGGGGGTACGCATACGAGTACCAGCTCCCATACGACTGCCTTGCCGTGTTTGACATCGATACGGACGACTCGGAGCAATACTGGACTGTCGAAGGGCGAAAGCTTCTTTGCGACATCAACGCTCCTTTAGGTGTGCTTTACGCCAAAGACGAAACAGACAGTGGTATCTTCGATCCGCTACTTGTCGAAGCGCTTAGCTACGCGGTCGCCCTAGAACTTTGCGAAGCGATTACCCAATCAAACACCAAGCGGGGGCAGATCCATAAGCTGTTAGACGAAATGATGACGCGCGCAAAAATGGCTGACGGGCAAGAATCTTCTCCGCGGGCGTTTGACGAGGATGATTGGATTCTGGCGCGATTGAGGCGTTAAATGTCTAAGGCGAATCCCATTGTTGCCGCGTTTAATGCCGGACGGCTTGGGCCGCGATTGCAGGCTCGCGTCGATCTTGCAAAGTATCAGGCTGGCTGCACCGAGATCGAGAACTTTATTCCTACGGCCCAGGGGCCGGCGGTAAAGCGAGCGGGCACGCGGCACGTCGTCGAGGCAAAGTATTCCGACAAGAATGCCCGCCTTGTACAGTTTGAATACAGCCGAGAGCAGGCGTATGTGCTCGAGTTCGGACACGAGTATGTGCGGTTCTACCGGAACAACGCACCCGTGCTTGAGGACGCGAAGAGTTTTAACGCGAACCCCACCGCTGCCAATCCTGTCGTTATCACATCCAACGGTCACGGCTTCGCAAATGGCGACTTGGTCTACGTCACAGGCTCTGACCAGCGCGAGCTAAACGGTCGCTACTTTACTGTCGCAGGCCAAACCACAAACAACTTTCAGCTTACGGGAGAGGACGGGACTGGTCGGGTTACAGGTTCCGCCGGCACAGTCTCGCGCGTCTATACGCTTACGACAAACGTGCCTTACCAGTCGAGCGAAGTGGCGCAGCTTGCATTTGAGCAGAGCAACGATGTTTTGTACATCGTCCACGCAAACCACCCTCCTGCCAAGCTCGGACGCATTGCCGCAACGAATTGGACGTACACCACGATCAGCGGAAACCAGCCGCCGTTCAATATCGAGAACGACGACGAGAGCATTACCGTAGGTGCTAGTGCGGGCACCGGTACTGGCGTCGTCCTAACCGCTTCGTCGGCGATCTTTAAGCACTCGATGATAGGCAGCTACGTGCGCCTGCGTGAACTGTACGCTTCGGAGCATCCGAAATGGAAGCCAGTCACCTTGTTCCTTAACATAGGAATGACGCGCTTCACAGGCGGCATCGGACTGGTTTATTACGACGGGCGGGTCTATTCGTTTGCGGGACAGGCTTGGTGGAACACTGCAAATAATCCCGAAAAAAGCCTTACAGGAACTGAGCCTCCTGTCCATGATTCTGGGATTTTCGACGACGGCGCTTCCTATTCCGAATGGGAGTTTGTTAACGAGGGCTACGGGTACGGCAAAATCACGCATGTGAACAGTACGACCACCGGATCTGGCTCGCACACTACTTGCACAATCGATGTAGACACTGATGGAATCACGCTGCCGGCTTCAACCGTATCGAGCGGGTACACCTATCAGCCTGCCGTTGAAATTACTGGACTGTCTCATGCAAACCCCGCCGTAGTCACCGCACCGGACCACAACTACGCAAACGGCGATGTCGTCTATATCGAAGGAACAGGAAACGCAGTTGTCGACGGACTTGAGTTTGTCGTTGCCAGCGCCGACATTGCTGCAGGGACGTTTGCACTGACAGGCGCAGACACTTCGGGCGGGGGTGGTGGAGGGGCTGCTACTGGCACCGCTCAGCGTCGACAAGCAGGGCAAGCGACCTCGCGCTGGACGATTGGCGCTTGGAGCGATGAATATGGGTATCCAAGCTCGGTAGGGTTTTTTCAAGACCGTCTGTTTTTCGGAGGCACAACGCGGTTTCCGCAAACCGTTTGGGGCTCGGCAGTTGGCGACTACGAGAACTTTCAGAGTGCAGGCGAACATGCCGAGGGTCTAGACTTCACGCTTCACAATGAGCAACAGAACGCAATTCAATGGCTCATCGGGAACCAGCAATCGCTTTTCATGGGAACTCTCGGCGGCGAGTTTACGCTGTCTAGTCAGAATGGCGACGAGGCTCTTTCGCGAGACAACTTCCAAGTGACTCGTCGAAGCAAGTACGGGTGCAGAGAAGGCACGCAAGCAAAGGGAGTCGACGCCGGCATCCTGTTTGCTCAGCGCGCCGGGCAAAAGCTCCACGAACTTAAGTATCAGTTTGAGTCTGATTCGTACGTAGCGCCTGACCTAACTGCGCTCAGCGAGGACATTCTTGTCGGCGGCTTGCAGGACATGGTGCTGCAGCATGAGCCATACAGACTTCTTTGGTGCATCACCGAAGACGGCAAGCTCAGGACGCTCACCTATGAACGGACGCAGGAAGTCGCGGCTTGGGCGACCTACCAGCTTGGCGGCACGGGCGTAAAGGTTCTATCGGTGGCGGTCATCCCGCACCCAGACGGCGACCAGGATCAAGTGTGGTTTCTAGTCGAGCGAACCATTAACGGAGTGAGTAAGCGGTACATCGAATATCTCGAGCGACCTTGGGAACCGACTACAGCGCGCAGCGAGGCGCGATTTCTTGATTCGGCGCTTAGTTATAGCGGCGTGACGTCTCAGACGTTTTCTAGTCTGATATTTGCAGGCACAACGATCACAGCGTATTTGCCCGCAAGCACTAGCTACCGCGTCGGCGATTTCATTCGATTCACTGCCACCAGTAACGGCGTCGGGGTGGGTCGCGTGTTTCGGATCGCCTCGTCTACATCGGCTTCTCCGGTGTCCAACATCACTTTAAATGATCCATCAGGCGGTGGTGTTCTTGTCGATGACATCGGAGCGTCAGGCGGCAGTTTTGAATTTGTGACGAAGACCGTGACTAAGCTCGAGCATCTCGAAGGCGAGTCGCTGGAATTTTTGGTCGATGGGCAAGCGCACACTGCTGTCACGGTCAGCGGCGGCTCTGCCACGTTGAATCGTTACGGAAACCGGATCGAGGCGGGTCTTCCGTTTGTCGCCAAGCTTCAGACAATGCGTCTTGAGGTCGGCGCAACCGCTGGCACAGCACAGGGCAAGACTAAGCGAATCAACCGGATGGTTGTACGTCTGGATCAGACAGGCCCAGGGCTCGAGTACGGCGTCACGTTTGACACGATGGATCAACTCCTGCCGTCAGTTTTTAACGCTGCAGACATGCCGCAGCCTCTTATCA